GGAGCATAGTGAACCTTGACATTGACTTCCGTAGCCGTTAGCAAAGCACCACCGGCGAATGTTCGCCAGTTGGAGTTTCGCATGTTGGTTTGCTCAACGGAATCATCTGCCTGCAAGCCGATGGGGGTTACCGAGACTTCTTGGAACTTTGCGGTAATACCAGCAATCGCAATAATTGTACGGAAACCGTTTTGAAGTATTCTGTCTGACATGCTAATTTATCACCGTTACTAGGAAAGTCTGAATAAACCGCCAGCGGCGGGTCTGTGGTTCTTGGCCCATGCACCCCATTGTATTAGCTTTTGTGATACATTGCACAATTTTGCCTGCTACCGAGGTGCCGTTGACTCGTTTTAAGACATCTTCCCATAGCACAGGAAGCACGTTCGAGGCTTCTAGGTGGGAGGGGGCTCGGACTTGGATTTCTACCCCATCGTGCCCGTAATGCTCGCCCCGCATTTCGCGGTCATCAAGCTTGCCTTTTACGTCTCGGACAAGAATAGCCTTGTCAGGCTGGTCTTGCATGTGGTTGACAAATACACTGAATCCCAAGGCAGTGGCCTTGGTTAGGATTACACTGTACATTAGGTCGGCAGTGCTCCGTACCGGAGCGGGCGTCGTGGTAGTGGTAGTGGTAGTGGTCATGCGTATGCTAGCTCCTGCCAGAATAGGTCTGAGGCATCATCGATGCGATTATCCACCGCATACTCCAGGTATTTGTTCTGGTAGGGGTCGTCGTGCTGATAGACAGCATATTCAGCGGGAATCCGCTCTCGGTTTCCCTTGAAGAATCCAGAGACGGGGAACCCGAACCCTACGACCGCTACCGCGTTCCATCCAGTGCCCTCGACAAAGTAGTCCCCCGAGGCCCTCAAGGCTCCGGTGTCTATGGGTGCCATCGGCACCGCTTCGGCTAGGATGTCTCGGGCGATGGTCGGTAAAACCGACGCAAAAGCCTTGCCCTGGTCCTTGTGGTACTTCAGAAGGGCTTTCTCTAGTTGCTTAGCACCCTCTAACTTGAATTTCATCGGTGATCGTCCGGAAGTTTCCGGTCAATTTTCTCTAGGGTGCCCTGAAGCGAATTGATTGCAGAAGTGGTCTTTTTCAGATATTCTTCAACATCTGCCAAGTGCTTCAACGCAGCCTCTTTGACTGGAACTATGACGTGGGTGAACATCTTATCCATGCCTTGGATTAACACTCGGGCAAGTAGATATACGCCGTATCCTACGGCCACAAGTGTTAGAACGGCTACGCCGTTATTGAGAAGGAACTGCATTGTGGATTCTGACATTATGCCCATGCCTCGTATAAGTAGACGTTACGTGTTTTTAGCATCGGCGTAATCGCCGTTTCCATGATCTCATGTACGTCTGAGTTAGCATGGGGGTTTGCTTGGTCTATACCCGCTGTGATCTTACCTTTTTTCACTACTCCCTTTAAGGTTAATACCGACGCCGTTATTAACTCAATCTTCGTAAAGACGGGTGACCCGTCATCGGTGAATATCTGCTTACGGCAGTCGTCCCAGCGACATTTCATCTGTACTGGTGTAGCATAGGTCGGTTGACCGTATTTATCGGCCCCAGAGTATGCCCAGTAGATGAGATCGTCTTTCTGTACTGTCTTGATAATCTGCATTAGACTACAGGTTCTCCTGCCCAGAAAAACTGCTTGAGCCCTTCACCTGAAACTACTTGCGTGTTCCACTGCGAGAGTTTTCCGCTGGAATCCAACATCATAGCCATTGTGCCAAAGTGTGTGATCCCTAAGCCTTTATCTAGCTTTGTGTCATATCGCACTTGTAGGCTCTTGACCTTTTCCATGTTTACCCGAGGGTCGCTAATAGCGATTAGGTGGGCTGCCATGTACCGGGTAACAAGATCAAAGGTAGCTGTATCTAATGCTGTGCCAATGATATTGGTGAGCATGATTACGGCATCGTCGATAAACGGCTGAACCTCTGGGATTCGAGCCGTATCGAACAAAATGATTCTAGTTACTTGGTCTTCTGTTACTGCCATTATGGTTTGTAGCTAATCAAAGAGCCTTTGTGGGTTTTCTTATTGCCGTTTGCATCGTAGATGTCGTAGCGAGGATAGACGCCTCGTGCAGTAGCCGTTTCATCTACTGGATCAAGGATTTTCCAGCCTTTGGCTGCCCATCTAGGGAATACTTGCTTTTGGTCATACTTGCACCAAGAGCAAGATTCGATGGTGTACTGAATTACTGTGTTACGGAGCATAGGAGCCGCCTGCGGCTTGACTTCCTGGGTAACTTCCTGGGCGACTTCAGGGGTCACTTCGGGGGTAGCTGCCGGAGCCTGTTGTGGCTTAGTGGTTAGGTCCAATGGCGGATTGACTGGGATCGGTTTCCGATCAGGGGTCACTGGGACTGGCATAAAGTCTTTGCAACCGTAGCTGCACAGCATTAGGCAAAGTAATAGTATTCTCATAGAGCACCTTTATTAGCTTTAGATCCTGGGAAAACCCAGAAAACGTGGGAACGTGCACATTGCCACAGGCTGCTCATCGTGATTAGACCAAAACCGTCTTCGCCCCATCCCGAGCCGCCTACGCGGCCTAGGAGAGGATTCTTGGTTGGACCCCAAGAGTTTTGAATGTCAGGGTGGACTAGATCCTCACCTCCTACCCATTTACCGCTGTGGACGATCAAGGCATGGTTGCCTGGACCTCGGGACTGTTGGATGTACCCTTTGTTTAGGGACATGAACGAACGCCCTGCGTGCAGGGCTATGACGATTTGGTGGTCCCTGGCAATAGCGGAGGCAATAGCTGTCTTGAACGTGTTGTAATCGGTCACGGGGACGCGATACGCTTCGAATGTCTGATAGGTCTTGGCTGCGGTATCCGCAGCACGAAGTAGGGCTTGGCTTACCTGTCGGCGGTTATACGCCGCTAGTGGGAACTTTTGCTGTTCTCCGTTGACATCGAGCAGGACGGGGGCAACTCCGTTAAGTGTGCTGTATTCCATACCATGCACAAGCTGGGAGCCTCTATCGCTGCCCCCGTTGATATTCATGTACAGGTGGCTATCAGCAAGGGCTACATCAGTCATGCCGTCGAGTTCTCGACGATTGTGGAATGCGGCTACGATTGCGCTACTATTACATTTTCCAATTGATCCCTGATTGATGATTCGCTTAGAACGGAGACGCCGGAAGGTCTTGTACTTGTCGTTCTTCAGCGACTTCTCGATGTCCGATGCTTCTAGGAATTGGTCATCGGCGTAGACGTTAAAGCGTAGGGCATCCTTGAGATCCTTTTCGGTAGGTAGTAATAGACCTGTACCTACTTGCTCACCGTCTAGCAGGGTTAAGACTTCTGTTTCACTCATTTAAGGATGTCCTCCATGTCATTGACCCAAGGCACTACCTTGACGAGTTCTACTACTTGGTCATTCACCACCTTACCTGCGGCAAGAAAGGGTGGCTCGACCTTAGCTTTTTGTGCGGCTGCTACTACAGAGTCAACGTCATCAACGTCGAGTACCCTGAAGCCGATAAAGCCGTTGGCTTTCACGAACTCTGGGGCTTCCCGGATAGCGATAGTCTCATCGACTGTAGGGCGTTGCTTCTCATGGACGCAAAGCAACACAGTTCCGGCTAAGTCATCCTTAGCGACTGTGTTGCTGGTTGCTTGCGGCATGAAAGACGCAAGGGCGATTAAGCCCCCGCCGACTATCATAGCCAGTATTGGAGCGGTCTTGTTGCCCACGAAATTATTCCTTGGGTACAGTAACGGTAGGCTTTGCGATCTCTGCCATTACCTTAATCAAGGCGTCAACGCCTTCCTTGGAGCCCTGCGACTCCATGAAGCGTAGAACCGCTTCGACGTACTGTAGGGCCGTTGCACGGTCGGGAACCGAGGGTGCAGCCTCTTGTCCCTTCATGCTATGGTTGTGAAGTTGCTTTAGCACTTCCTCAATTACCGCATCTCGGCTTTGGTTGGCGGGTAGATATCCCTTGATTGCTCGCCAGATAGCCCATACGCCACCGGAACCAGCGACGATAGCTCCGATTACACCGATGATTGATTGGATGTCCATGTTATTCCTCGAACCGAATAGAACCTAAGTAAATGTCATCGTCGGATTCCGACGTGGTAGACAGGTTCGATGCCTGTCTATTTTTGAAGTAGGAGAAAATTGCCATCGCTACTTGAATAAACAAGGCAATCAACGCGGGGTCAATCATCTTGACCCTTGAGTCTTCCCGGACAAGCCGCTCGAACTCCACTTTGTTGCCCTGCGCTTGGGAGAACTTGTCTCTTGCTACTTGGACTGCCAGCCTCTTGTGGGGCTGGCTTAAACGCTTCTTACGTCCGAACATAGTTATTTCACCACGTATTCAAACTTTTCTTTTCCGTGTAGTGTAACTAGGTCGTCATCCGATTCGACCAAATCGCCCTTTACTAGGCGGACTTCATCAGAGACCGAATGCTTGCCAGCAAGGAGACGAAACGTGTGTTTCTTCTTCGCTGTGGCTTTGGCTTCGGTGGTGGATACAACGGGATCTTTTGCTTCTGTAGCTGTGGAAACGGTGGTATCTTCAGCAGATTTTTCAGTTTTTGCCATAATCTTTTCACATTGCACCCGTGTCAAGGAAATACCGCCCATCTCGGGGTGAATCGAGATGGGCGGTATGGCGGAGAGGATCAGTTAATCGGCAAGGCCGATTCTACTAAACAGTTGTCGCGTTGCCGGTGAAGTGAACGATACCGCTTTGGCCGCTTTGATCGGAGCGGAAGATCGGGGTCATCATCATCATAACGCGGAAGTGAACAGACTCACCACCGTCAGTGTTCCACTGAACGACTCGCATGTCCATGCCCATGAGCAAGGAAGCAGTCATCTGATCTCGTTGTACGAGCAACAGTTGGTTACCGCTAAGGTAATCAAGTTGTTGTATGTTGGAGATCAAGCTGATCTGACGTAGTTTTTCCATTACGGAGCCACCAGCATAGTTCTGGCTGAAAATCCGGTTCATTGGAACCATCATGCCAGTGCTGTGGTACAAGTCGTAAGGACCAAACTGGCTGTCATCTTGGGCTGCCTTAATCATGGTGAGCACGCTGTTGTACAGCATGTCAGGAGTCCATCCCGAAACTGTTGGGTTCAAGAACGCTCCGGTGTTTCGACTGGGGAAGTTCGTCAAACCGTAGAGGGTTGCTCCACCGTAAGTGTAAGTACCCCAAGTTCCGAGAGCCATTTGCTCAGCGGTTTCAGCTACTCGGCGACCTGCAAGGTCGAGCAAGTGAACTGGAAGCCGTTGGCCCGTCTTACGGGCGATGGCGATTTCCCGAGCTTCGAGGTAGAACT